ACCTCAACCATCGGAGGAACTGCACGAGGCTTGCCAAAGCGAATGATTCCAGACTTACGATTGCCAGTTTTGGCTTTTGCGTTTTTCATAGATCGCTTTCCCCTTCTCATAAAACTCTGGCTTGTTGTGGTTCTTTAGTTGCTCGTCTGGTTGCCCGCCATTAAACATAGGGTTATCGTGCTTGAATTGTATTTGTCTAGCTTCAATTACGACCCCAGCTTGATAGGCTGATTCTGTGAACTCGTTGTCTGAATAAATGCCGTCCGAGTCTTGGTAGTCGGGATGGAACATATACCCCTGCTTCTTGAGCCTAGATTGCGTCAGAATCGCCATACAGAGGAGCTTGTCTTGCCGTAGGCCATCAGACACCGCCAGCACTTTCTCTGCCTTTGTGTCCCCAATAGCGTGCGAAATTAGGGCATCCCAATGGCGGGGTGGTGTCCAATCATCGCTCATTTGAACGATAATATCCCCTTTGGCTATTTTTGCCCCTGCGTTCCAAGCGTTGATTATGCCACCCGGATTACACCTAATGGCTTGGTGAGGGGTGTAGTCGATGGGGTCGTTGTGATCTACCATAAACAACCACTCAATCTCTAATGGGTTTTGGGCTAGGGAAAGCCACTGCCATCTCCTCTGCCAAGCGACTTGTGGCCTCCCTCTTGTGGCGTGAACGATTGAGATTTTTGGGGCTGGTCTGAACTTGCGAATCTTCTCCGCCTCCCCCATCTCATTAACGCACACCGAGGCCGTCTCGTATAAGTCCATCGCTTGCCAGTTGTAAATAGCCTCAACAAGATTCCAGTAGTGGGTTTTGGGACGATGCAACGCCATACAAGCCCTACCCGCACCATAAGCCTTTACCCAGTTCCCCTTCCCCGCCCAATGATTTGCTATATAGAAATAAGCCTCTCTTCGATCTGGTTGCAGGGATATGGCTTGCCCAAGGTATGAAAGCCTCTCGTTTTCTGAAACGCATCGGCCAAGGTTGCAAAGCACATCGTATCGAAGCGTGTCCTCTAGCTCTGGAAAGGCCAAGGCTCGCATACTGGACTCAATGCACTTGTCATATTTGCCAGACAAAAAGTATTCTTGGGCTTGGTAGTAAAGGGCGTTGGGGGCGGTTAAAAGTGTGTCCTCTAGGATTCTAAAGTTCCTTTCAGCACTTTTGGGCTTATACCCATCGGGCTTGTGGATTCTAAAAATCTTGTCCACCCCAATCGTCTTGTTTGGCTCTCTGCAAACAAGCATTTCGTGAACCCGGTTCTTCCAGTAACAAGTGCCCTTCTTTGAGATTTCCTCTCGGAGTGGGATGAGTCCAGCGTTGTCCACATTGTATTTTAACGCCACTAGGTGAGCGTCTTTTTCTATGGCAAGGTCAATAGCCTCCTCGACCACCTTCGCCCCATCCTCGGCCATTACATCGTCAGCATCGACCCATAAACACCACTCACTCGAACAAGCCTCTAGTGCCGTGTTCCTCGCCGTGGCAAAATCATCAATATGAGGCCAATCGTTTTTGTTGGCATAGTGGACAATCTTTGCACCCAGCCCCATCGCAATCTCCTCTGTTTTATCTGGGACAGCGTTCCCCCTAGCGATGCAAACAACAAGCTCCGCTGAAATTGGCTTAAACGACTCAAGGCATCTGGCGATATACTCTTCTTCATTTCCAGCGATGAGATAGACGGATATAGGATATTTCACTTTGAATAGGATTTCTAGCTTTTAGAGGATGTCAATTAAAAGAAAAAGGGGGAGCAGGTTATTCACCCACTCCCCCTTCTTCGGAGGAAACAACCAACAATTCTTTAGGCGAAGTTAGTCGTGATTCGCACCGCTGCATTCGGGTCAATAACGACCTCATCGGTGTTCATACGCACCCGCAACACTTGGCTACGGCGAGCTTCGTCACGATAGCTTTCAGAGACGAAACCACCAGCCGAGTCACCCGACCAGACCAAGGTGCGTCCGATTCCACCAGCGGTGAACTCACCACCAGCAATCTGACCTACGATGATCTTGGTGTCTGGAACAACGAACGAACCAGAATAGGTTTTGTTCTTGCCAGCGGTGTTGTAAGCCGCACGGCCTACGAGGAGATTCTGAACTCCCAGAGCCGCCGCAATTTCAGCTTCGCTCAACAACCTAGCACCAGTATTCGAGATAACTCCGAAGAACTGGTTCTGGAGGAGGGTAGAGCGTCTGATTAACTCAAACACATTGGCAGACATCGCAACGCAATTTGCCTCATAACCATACTGATTAAGAGCCAATTTGGCCGCCGCCACATCACGAGCCACATCGACTGTTGCCACTAATGCTTGGGTGTAGGCAACCGCACGAGTTTGATCGGCGATGGTGAAGGGAGTCGAGCTAGCCCAGAGAAGATCGGATACCCGCTTCTCGTGGGAGAGCTTCAACTGACGGAGCAAGAACTTCGCAGTTTCGCTCTCGTAGGCGAAGAAGCGATTTAAGTCCTTGACGGCTGAATCGTCTAGCAACTCCTCAAGGCCAAATTCGTCCGTGCTGTAATTTGCAGAACTGAAGGAACGAATCCCTCGGCTGTATTGCGAACCAGCATCACGAGCCGCCGCATTGTTGCTCAACAACTCTGCACCAGCCAGTTGGACTTTGAGGTATGTTCCAGCCTTTGCGTCAACATTCTGCAAGGGGAGGAGTTGTGCTCCGATCAAACCGATATCGGCTTGAGGGGCTTCGACAAGGGCTTGGTTAATGTCAGCCCGAATGCTTGAACCGCCGCTAATGTAACTCATTTTTTATATTCTTTCTTGGTTGGTTAAATTACTGGGTTAGAGGAATTGCGACTTCGATGACTGCATCAGCAAGAGCAGTTTCGAGGGCAACTCCGACGACGCCAGTATTGGCGGCCGCCGTGGTCACGAGACCAGAACCAGTCGTAGCAACAAGGTTGCCAGCGGTGATTCCGTACTCGGAGGTTGCGAAAAAGGTTGGGTAGAACAGCTTGACCGCTCCGTTGTCGCCAGCCGCTACATCGCTAATGGTAGAACCAATGCAACGAGCAGAACCGGAAACAGCCGCACGAGCCGTGCCGTCCGTGTGAATCTCTGCGAATCGGTAAGCCGAGATCGCTGAGGCAAAGTTAAAGGTGCGAACTGCACCACCGTCAATATTTGTAGCCATTTTAGTATTATCCTTTGGTTATAGTTTGGTAATACCACGAGACAGAGCCTCGGAGTATTCTTTGGGGTTGGACAGCATCACGGCTTTCATCGCCTTGAGCTTGCTTGTTCCGTAGTCGCTATGGGCGGCCACGAGTGCTTCAAAAGTTTTGGGTTCTTCCTTTTTCTCGGAAGGAACTTCGATTGAAGGGGAGGCGGGGATGGGCTTAATGCCGAACTCGGTGAGAACTTTCTTCACGACTTCGCTCATCTCTTCCTTGGTCTCCTCTTTCTCATCTTCATCTTCTTTTTCGATGACGATCTTGGGAGCTTCCTCGGCCATCTCCTCTTTCTTCATTTCTTCTTTGGGTTTCATCGCATCTTCCAATGCGGCGAGACGAACCTTAATTTCGTCCATATCTTTCTTATAATCGTTGTTTTCCATATTTGATTTGTCCTTTTTGTCAAGTGGAGCTTCCTCCACGGCTTCTTTGGCTACGGCGGGGATGGTCTTGCCTCCCTGCACATAACCTAGTTTTTCCATAAACTTCACCATCTCCTCGAATAATCCATTCGTGGCGGCTGGGCTGGAAACTAAATCAGCAGAGGCGATGCTCTGGGGGCGAATGTAATCCTTGCCATTGATGGTCTCGGACTCGTTCACGAAGGCTAGGGACACTCCGAACTGGTCGGGGGCTTCGGATGCCATCTCTTTGATAAGGCCATAGTGGGGCGAGTTGCGGAGCAAGCGGAGGTCTGCCACTAGCTTATCCCCATCAATGCGGGGATTTCTTAAAAAACCGACAACCGCCTCTAATCCAGAGCCGTGATTCATCTTTGCCTTAGTTCCATTCTTGGCACTCTGCATAAGCTTGAGGGCGGTTTCTAGGCTTGTTTTATCCACGAAAAGGTCGTGTCCTTTAGCCTCCCCCACCTCCAAAATGCTCACCCCGCCTAGCTCCATTTCCTCCATCTCCTCGTCCCGATAGGTCGAATAGGCAACCGCCGCCCTTTGTTGTTCGTCTGGAAAGTCGCTGATAGCTTGCTCGTCTCCCATAAAGCGGGAAACAAAGTCTTGCTCGGATTCGTCTGCGGAAGGTAGGGGTAGAGGCATAAATGCCTAGATTATGTCAAAGGAGATCGCCGTCTGCCTTGCGATAGGAGTCTTTGACCTCACCCCCACCCGCCATCTTTAGAAACTTGTTCACCCTAGCCATAGCCCAAGCGTTGCGTGAGTTGGGCTTTCCCCCGGTAATCGTTGGCCTAAAGCTAGTCGAGAACGCACCCGCCCCCCTTCTAAATACTTTCTTCAATGCTCCAAGGGTAGGGGCTTTCCTTGAGGGGTGCTTGTCTTTGAACTCTGAAATCTTGTTCTTTAATGCCTCCTCATTCTCGGCTGAAATCTCAATGTCACCAGCTTTGCTCCTAGTGGATGCCGTGCCTTTGGGGTTCTCCTTTGAGCCTTTGATTCGTTCCTTGGGAGGGGCTGGGGTTTGGGAGACTGGTCGGGCTAGTTCTTCTTTCTTATCGGTAATCGGCCCACCAACAATCCAAGCGTCACAAGTCCTTTTGGCCGCACACTTAAAGTCAAAAATCTCGCAATATCCTAGATCGCCAGCCACCGCAACCTCATCAGCATCAATCCCTATCCCGCCTTTTATGCAATTTAGAAGTTTGCTGGTTTGGTTGAAAGCCGCACAATTACCACAAAGCATCTTCTTTGCCGTGACTACATCGCCTTGGAACTCGTCTGCCTTGGCCTTCCAGTAGTCCTCATTTGGTTCGTTTGGATTGGCTGGACCGTAGTTCGCATCGTCCACGGCTGTCTGCCTATTGGCTAGATTAGTTTTGATGTCTTGGGTTGCGATTGGGCAAGATGGTTCTGCTAGTTCTTTTTTAGTTTCCGCATCATCCAATGATGGAATATCTTTTCCATTGAAAAGAGTTCTAATATATATATCCATCGCCTTGTCATATTTTTCTTTATCGAAATCTTCTTTATTGTAGGTCATTTTAGTTTCGGGCCTCCGTAGGATTTATAGAGATTATATACGCTTTTGCTATATTTTTTACCATTCACGTGACCAGCAAATGTCTCGGCCACAAATTCTAGCGGGTTAGTTTTTGCGTAATCGCTAACCTCTGAAGCAACCCTAGCCTCATTATCTGTTAGTTTCTGTTTTATATACTGTGCTGATTTCTCTTCTCCTAGTGACTTCATATGAGCATTGTGTCCATACTCGTGAGCAAATAAGTCATTCGTGGCAAGCCACTTTATCTTAACATTATTATTTAACTCGTCTTTTAGGGAGTTGCCTTCTGCGTTGAATTTTTTATCAAATATAATGGCTGGGCTTCCGTTCGCCATTGTTGTTGCAACTGCATAGCTTCCAGCGTAGCTCGCCCCATAATTTTCTTCTAGGTTTCCTTGCAGAAGAAACTCTGGCGGTGGGATTGCATATCCTTTGGCCTTTAGATTATTATAGGATGATTCTATTTCTTTTACTCTTTCTAAATTATCTGGAAGAGAATTTAAGACTCCATCCTTTCTGAATCTTTCAGAAATATCACTAATCTCTTTTTGCTGTTTGGTTTGCTCTGGTTTTGGAAGGGGTGGCTTGGGGGGCAACGGCTTTGGTGGAAGAGGTTTGGGGGGTAATGGTTTCCCTTTAGGCGTTTCTTTCTTTTGCTCTGTCGGCCTCTTGTAATCCTTGGGGAATTTCCCACCGGGTCGGGTTGGGGTATAGCCTCCCTTGAGTGGGGGTCTGCCGTAGCCTACTGCACATTTATTATCTGGCCCGAAAGTTCCACCCTCATCTTGTCCACAATCCCTGCCAGCAACAAACTCGGTTTTCTTGTCCCTAGCTTCCATCTGTCCAACTACTTTCCTTGCCCAAGCGTAACCAGCATCGCCACCCCATCCATTCCACGCTTGCCAGCCCTTGCCTTGTTCCCCGAAGGTCGCTCCCTTTTTGTCTACTTCGTGCCTATCAAAAAAGGCTTTCATTCTGCGAACCGTGTCGGGAGACATCTTCACCCCATTGATTAAATCTCTAGCCCTAGCGATGCCCACAGGGGTCATTCCTCGTTGGCTGGGTGGTTTCGTCTCCCTAACATCCAAGGCTCTTTTAGCGGCATCCCTAGCCCCTTGTGGTGGGGTAAAATCAATCCCATCGTATTTTGCTAACTCAATCCCGCCCATCATCCCCTCGAACAGCATCTTAATAGATGCGGGGTCGAGGCTTTCCAAAACCTCTAAACTACTTTTTTTTTGAGAAGTGCCAGCGGGGGCGGTTGGGGCGGGTGTGGGCTCTTGGGGGGTCGAGC